ACAATAATTCCTTTTGTTAAAAACATTAAAGTTCCTCTCCCGATACTCTCATTAGTGTTAATGTTGTCTTATATCCACTTGAAGATATTGAATCTGTCTGACCTGTAATTACAAACAAACCACTATAAAAACTTTTTTGACCGTAAAAATAAACATTAACGTTAAGTTTATCTATTAAATAAACGTTTTTTAATAAACCTCGAAGTTCCAAAGTTGCCGTATATGGATAACTCGTCATTTGAGTCCACCAAGTTTTAGTAGCCTCTGTTGTGGGTAAGTTACTTGCCCTTGTAATTTCCATTTCTTGCGATACTACCTTACCAGTATTATCTATTGTATATACGTTATTATTAATTTTTATATCGGAATTGTAGTCATATAAAATAGAATAAGATTCGTCTAAGTTTGGAGTAAAACGAATTACATTACCTTGTGTTGGATAACCTATATCTACTGTTGGATATAAATTGGCATTTGTATTAAGTGGAGAATTTTTTGTAATTCTCGATACTTTTATATATGCACCACCAATATTACTATCTACATTATCAAATACGGCAAATTTATATATGCTTTTTTTACTGGTTGAACTTTCTTGGTTATAACGCATATAGCTAACCAATGTATTAATGTATGATAATACAGTTTCGTTACGTGCTGGAACAGATACGACAGCATCATCGGAATCTATAAATTTATTTAATGCCGTTTTACTATCCATACCTGGAAATAATGTAAGTAGACCATACTTATCAGAAGAAAATAGTTGTTTTATTTTATTACTAGGTTTATCTTTAAATGCTGTAAACGTATATGAGGTTTGTGATTGACTGTAACTTGCAGATACAGCTGTTATTGTGTAACTTATTTGGCTAGAGGTTATATCAAAAGAGGGTACTATTTTTGATATAATAGCCTCCTCTTCTTTATACATAAATTGTTGAGTATTAGAATCACCGTAGCTAAATTTAATTTTTCTTCCTTCTGATTTAGCTTTTGAAAATATTTTTTCTAATAAATTTGGGTCAGAATTTTGTGTAATTGCGTAAACTAATTGTAATGTATAAACATTTGCCATAGCATTTGCATATTTAACTACAGTTAACGATTGAACAAAATTTGGATAGTTAACAAATTTTGTATTATTTGTACTTGTTTTTGTGTATTTCCCCAAAGTCACTCCACCTATCGTAACCCAAATAAAAGGTGCCTCTACATATGAAGTTGTTGAAAATAAACTACTTGATGTTTCTGTACTCATTATTAAAACTCCACGGAAGCAATTTGTGGTATTTTTAAATCTATATTTGACTCTAATTCTACAACATCGTCTAAAATGTTATTAACGTCCGCTATTATCCACCAAAACGTAGGTGAACCATAAAATTTGAGAGCTAACGAATCTAACGTATCACCATTTTTTGTTGTATAACTTACTGTTGTATCTTCATCAAATTTTAAATTACGCCAAGTACCATTAAAATATTTTTTATCAATTTTGTGATAGTAAGTTACGCTATCCGAATATCTGCTAAAGTATGAATATTTTAAAGTACCATATTCTGTTAATACGTTCATTTTTTATAACCCTAATTTACTGGATACTCCTCGATATTTTCCAAGTGTTTTTGCTAATTCAGCATCATAAGCATCATACTCTTGTATGGATAAACTAATATCGCATTGTAAATAATGCTCATTACGAATCGGTCCGTAAAATGTATGACTTGTTTGAGTGCAAACACCTTTTATATAAATATCCTTACCTATTCTAACAGATATTATAGGTGGGTTTACAGCTTTTGTGGCATCTGTATATTTGGGTAAAACACTGGCTTCTGTTATATTTATTAACTCATTAATAGTTTCTTCGGCATCAATTGTTTTACCCAAAAAAGTTTTATTTGTTATATTTACATCATTTAACATATCTCTGTGAAGTTTCATTGTAAAACTAACAACACGTGGACCGCTTCCGCCGTATGTAAATATGGGGGCACTTCTACCTAATATGTTTGTTTGTGAAAAAGATGCTGACATTGTGTCTGTAACATCTTCTGGGTATTGTGGTAATATAATACCCTCTCCCAAATGATGAAAATATATATAATTTTCAATTAATTTAAGCATTGTCAGTAACCTAAAATATCTTTATGATTATAGTGATTTATGTATCCTAAATTGAAATCAATATCATTTCTTCTATTATAAGCATATATAAATTCTTTTAAATCGTTGTCGTAAATAGAATTTGATTTCAAATCTAATTTCTTATATTCGTTTAAATAAAAACGTCCAATAGAATATTTATCGCTAAGTCTGGTTTTTAAAGTTGTTTTGGCATTTTGAATAACATTAGCTTTTGTTAGCGGATATATTGCTGTTCCTAGTAAATATTCAAATATAGAAGAATGTACCAAAGACGTTTGTTTATATGCGCTTGCCATAAATTCTTCAATAGGTATATTGTAATAATCTACATAATCTTTAATTTGTTTTGTATCGTTAGTAAATGTACCAAATATTGCTATAAATGTACAAGATGTAGGAACTTGTACAACAATATGCCAATTTTTATACTCTTTAGAATTTGGTATATTTATAATTTTAGGTGTGTATATTTGATTTTTATATATTTTACCTAAACTTACATATATATCGATAGAATTGTTTTTTATTTTCGCTAAACCTATTTTAATAGGAACACTACTATTATTACAATACACATATAAAGTATCAATTAAACTACTTTGAAATTTATTTACTTTTTCTGAATTTTTTTCAATATCTGCTGGAATATGCTTAGTGATAAAATAATTAAATCCTAAGTCATATAAAGTTATATTTTGTAAACCGTCATAAGTTTTCACTTCGTCACTATCTGAAATATATTTAAAAGGTAATGTTTTAAACGTCATTAAATTAATAAAAGGAGTTAAGTCCACACCACTTTCACTCCTCAAGTCTACTATATATTGAATAAATTTTTGATGTGTTTCATAATCGTAGTTATTGGTACGTGAAAGGAATTTATATTTATTAAATAATAAATATTTAATATAATCTAATGTAATTCCTGTACTATTATAGTTTAAGTTAAGCATCAGTTCTTATCCAGTCCTTCAAAAACTAAAGAGTGTGAAGATGAAACATCCATTTTTGTTGATATGTTGTGTACATCTTCGTGTATGTATTTTAATAAATTATCATTACGTTCATAATCTTCTACAACAGCATTTGATTGTGTATCCCAATAACTAAGACCCAAGGATTTTGTTAATGCCGATAATATCATTTTTATATTTTGTAATTCTAATACTGTATTATAAGTATTAAGTTGCATATCATTCAATACTGTATCGGAATCTTCTGTTTTGGAAGTATCTATTAACGTTGATAATATTGATTTTATATTCTGTAACTCTGTAATTGTATTATCACTATTTAATTGAGGTTGCGTTAATACCTCATCAGTATCTTCGTTTGTTTCAATAACGATAGTTTGTGTCCTTAATTGTGCCGATAATAATGTTTCTATATTTTGTAGTTCTTCTACAGCATTGTATGTATTAGATTCAATATTGTTTAATGTTTCAGTTGTATCTTCTGTTTCAGTAGCACCTGTTATAGTTTCCACTTCACTAGATGTTGAAGCAATAGATTGTGTTAATAAATCACTGCTTGTTTGTGAACCTACATATGTTACTACGTTGGTAGATTTACTTACACCTGTTGAATCTGTTACACCTGTTATATAACCTCCACCAGATTGATATAATGTAGTATTATATCCAACATTGTTAGCATTGCTAAGTCCACTAATAATATCTCCCACACTAGAAATAAGACCCATTCCAACTATGGCACTTTTAGCAATATTTGTTAAATTTATAGAACCTAAACCAAATACATTTACATCTACATCACCAATAGCATCTAATACTTTGTATGTTATATACTGTGAACCACCAGCAGTTGTAATTAAATTTTGAGCTATACTTCCCATTACATTATCATATAAGTTATCTAACTTCTTGGAAAGTACAGTTCTATCCCCAACTTGTGATATTTCATAAGCAGCTTTCTCTAACATTTGACCGTATGTAAGAGAAGTGCCAAATATATTAGCTAACTCTGATTGAGATAGCGATGATAATGCTTGTATATCCGTTGTATTTAAGCCGTACAAGCTTGCTAATTGTTTCTTTGATACATTGTCTGTTGTTTTATTAATGTCCTGTACAATCTCATATATGCCGTATAATAAGCTATTAATACTACTCTCGTCAAGACCGTCTAATAATAATTGACCATAACTAAGTCCAACTCTATCTGCAGCAGAAGCAAATAATGCGGACATTTGTGTATTAGAACTTAATGACGATACATCGCCTGAACCTAATTGTCCGATAGCTGTTGCTATGGATGAAATAGTTGAAGTGGAAGCACCTACACTATAAAATGCACCTAACCATTTTTGAACGTTAAATTCAAAAGCGGCACCAACTTCTTGCCCCATCAATGCTGTAGCATCTAATATGGAAGCAGATACGCTATCTCGCATATTTTCAAGATAGCTAGAATCAAAAAATGCACTATTAAAATATTCTTGTAGAGCAGATTCCATACCTAAATATGCGGTTGAAGAATCTGCCCTGTTTAAACGGTTTAATTGTAATAAAGTATTGTCCAACATATCGAACGATTCTACAATTCTGTCTTGTACAGACATTAAAAATGCCCTTTGTTCGACATTCTGGGTAATACCAGCACTAACTAATTTGTTTAAATTTTCGAGTACAGTTTTTACAGTAGTTATAGAAGAAGTGCCGACACCCTTCTTTACAGATTCGGATATTTCGGTAAAAGTTTTACCCGTACCTATTAAGTGCGATGTTATTGTGGAAGCATATTCTTCATAAAAATCAAAATATTCAGATATACCAGCAGAAGTAAAACTATCTATAACGGAAGCTACTTTGTCAGCAGCAGTAGCAATACCTGCGGCAATTTTTTCTCCAGCCTTAACAGAGGAATCTTCTAAGCTTTGACTAACTTCTACTCCAAATTCTTTACCGGCTTCTATTAGTTGTTTCTTATTTAAGTTTGCAATTTCTTTTCCGTATTTGGCTTGTATTTGGTAACGATATTTTTCAAGTTGAGCAATTAGTTTTTTCTCTTCCGCATCATTTTGTTTTTTAACTTCTGCTTTGCCTTCTTTTTTTACGTCTCTTTTGGAGGAAGTTTTACGTGGTTTTCTATCATCCGTTGCCATTTACTTTTCCTCCTTGTTGCTTTTTAAGCTTTTCGTTAAATTCTTTTAATTCTTGTGCTTCTTTCTGTAAATATTGTACTAACCTCTTTCTTTCTGGTACACTTATTTGCCCAGCTTCTTGGAAAGAGGTATGTAAATTTTTCGATATATAAAATTGTTCTCTAACTATATTTTCAAATTTTATAGGAGCTGCTAAAACTTTTTCTCCGTCCTTGTTAAAGATATTGAGGGTCAAAGAAGTCCCTATTTATTGGCATTGGAAATGTAAATACTTTATTACATTTATCACATAAGTGAGGTACTTTATTTAAAATTAAACCCCAAGAATTTAAGTTTCTAATATTGTTTTCCAATACTTTTAAATCTTTCATTGGTAACTCATTTAAAAATTGAGTTACAATACTTTCTACTTGAGGTTGACCGTTTATGGATTGTATTCTAACTTGTAAGTTATAAATATATTTCGGGTCACCAATATTCTTTCCGTTACTTCTTGCTAAAGCTTCACCAGCTTTCACATTTATCCAGTCTATATCTCTAGCTGTAACTAGTTTTAGTTGTACACGAGTTTTAGTTACAGGTAATTCTACGTTAAATTTATCCTCTAATTTAGCTTCGTCCCAGTCCACTATTTCCAGTTTTTCTAAATCCATAGTGAAAGAATTTCTAGCTCCACAATGAGGACAAATAATTTCAACTGGATAATCTGTGCCATAAGTAACAGCTCTAAGCATATACTCCAAATAAACAAAATCTTCTAGGCATAAATCATAAGAATCAAAATTTTTAGGTTTATCTATTATACAATCATTTATAATAGATGCCATTATTTTTGTTCCATTAGACGAATTACTTAATCGTCTTTTTTCTTCATTACCTGTCATTGACCTTAATGTGATATGTGGGTCTATGCCATTAAATTTACCTAAAGAAGGTAAAGTAAAAGATTCTGTAATTGTAGCAAAATCAAACATTTCTAAAGTCTCCTAGTCTTAATAAAATTATTATTTTAATGTTACGTTTATATCCAAAGGCAAGAAATAATCGTACTGTAATGTACAATCCATAGTTTTTCCACCTTCGGCTGTGTTATCGTCATCTGTAAAAGTTAAATTACTGGGCCAGCAACCATATATTACAATTGTACTTACAAGTTCACTATAATCTGGCGTATATTCCATTAAATAAGCTGTTTTCTTATATTTCTTTGCTAAACCTACCTCTTGATTATGAGGGTCATAACAAAGATGTTGCCAAGCTTGTAATATATATTTAGCATTTCTTCCTATATATTCATCACAAGTCATTGTTTTTGTACCATAAGTAGGTTTACCAACATACTTTACAGAGTTATTACCGTGCTGTTGGGTAATTACGCCTAATTCCAAATTAGGTACAGTATCTTTTCTTACAGATACACGAAGTATTTCGGAAGCTAAACTAGCATCTATGTAAGTAACATCCTCACCTTGAGGGTCTTGATTTGGCATAACTAATTCGTTTTTGCCAAAAACAACTTGTAACTCAAAGTTATTTTGTCTTTGAAGTTCATACAAATCTGGATTGTTTGCTATATGGTATGTTCCTTTTAAAGGATTAGGAATAGACATTATTTTTTATCTCCTTATTACTCGTTTTCTGATTCAGTTACGTCCGCATCTACAGGATTAACTGTTATATCAAATTTTTCTACAGAACCATAAGGTGCTATAGTAATTACAGGTTTAATTACATTGGTTTGTGTTGAATCTGTTTTACTAATTTTATAATACTGTATACCACGTGTTTGTTTCATTTGTTCCAAAATAGCTGTAACCTGTGCCCTAAAACTATTAAACAACACAATGTCATTGGAATCAAACATTAAACCTACACATATATAACGAAGTTGCTTTTTTAAATAGTTAAGCATTAATCTTACGTTCAAATAATTTATACAAGTTTTTCCAGAAGGTGATACAGGTGCCAATGTGTTATTGCCCATAATGCAATTACCATAACCTGTTATATTAACAATTGGATTCAAACATAACGTAGCTTCTTTAAAGTCTGTATTGTTATCACCAACCCACTCTTCCATTTCAAAACTTGATATAGAAACTAAAGGTGTACCACTCTGTACTTGTCCTCTTGTAACACCTGCTACGGTACTCCATACAGGGTTTTGAGATTGTGTAGATGACCTAGTAACTAACCACATATAAGAACCTGGAACAGTATATTTATTTGTTCCGTCAGAAACTTCAAAACAACCACCTACATAAGCACCGTATCTACCGTTGGCATCTGTAACACTACCTTTAAAATTATCTCTTATGTAGTTCTTTATTTCTTCCGCATTTAAAAGCGCACCAGTTTTATCATAAACTAAACTGTTACCTTCCGTATCTTTATTATCGTCTAGAAATGCTAAACAATCACTTCTATTTTGCGCAATAGATAACAACTGTGTAAAATAATTATCGCATAGTATATAATTTATAGAATATAAGTTTTTATCTTCTAAAGCTTTAAATAAAGTTGACGTTATATCCGTTACTTCTGTATCTGTCTTAACAATTAACGATACTACATATACATTATAACCATATGTATTCGCTAATTGTTCTATCATATATTTTTTAGTAGCAATACTAAATGCCGAGAAACTTTCTAATTCTGCACAGCCATCGGGGGTTTTAATAGCATTGGCATCATACTTTGTAGCCTTAATAGTTGTAATTTCAATGTGGTTAGTATCATCTACATTTGTACTTTCATAAGGTAAAATAACTACAACACCTTGTGTTTCATCAAATTCGGCAGTCGTTGCTTCTGGTGTAGTTTCTGTAATATTTATTTGAGGCACGTTTATTTATCTCCTTATTCTTTTTCAATTATGTTAGTTTCTGTATCGACTAAATATATATCAGCGTTACAGCAATTAATTGTGGCATTTTCTTTTGCAGATACACTCCATAAATAGGCATCATTAACATATAAGTCTAATGTTTGTCTGAAATATTGTCCTTTATTTGGGTGTTCTACAACGTCAGAATTATCTGCTACTTCGTCTCCTAAAGACAGATTAAAGTTATGTGTTAAATGTATGTCTCTACTATAAGGTATATCCAAAGTTATTTTTGGTACATTTATAATTTTAAATACAAATTCTCTTACCATATTATCACATTGTACCATAGTTTCTGCGTATAGGTCTAATTGATAATGTAATACAATTGGAATACAATTTAATTTAATTGTAGTAGTTTCACTAGTATATACTTTAAAACCGTCAAAAGTCTTTGGTGATTTAGTTGTTTGTTTTAAAGTATATGGCAGTCTTGTTAATGAAACGCACGGTAATTTAAAATCATCGTTATTTTCATCAGCATATTGTCTAAATGCCACTTCTGGAGGCATAATCTTTACTTTGTTATTCGTCCAATGTTCTATTGTTTCAACAATGGCATTATCGTATAAATACATTAATTATCCTCTAACCAATCTTCATAATAATTATAAATGTTTTTCTCTATATTATCAAATACTTTTCTAAATAATGGCATTGGTGAAAGTTTCATACTATTAATACCATACTCAAAAAATTTTATAAATGTTTCTACACCTGTAGAAGTTCCATAAATTTTAATTACAGGGTCAACATAAATTAATAAGTCCATTTTTGGAGTTTCTCTTAAAATTAAATTTTCTATTCCCTGTTTAAATACAGAAACAATATCAATAGCTCGTGTTGGTTCTGTATATGTAACTAGTAAAGAAGTATCTAAAGTTTTTTGTAATTTATTATATTTACTAGAATTAGAATCTAATAAATTATAACAATTTTCTTTAACTATATCTAGTAAGTAATATCCAAAATCAGTTAAAACTTCACCTGTATTGTTATGTACATAAATTCTCATTTATTTAATCCAAGAAGAGAACATTATTATAGAATCTTCATCCATTCCCAACTGTTCCATAGCCCATTTCTTGTTATTTTTAATATATTTAAGTTCTTCTTGTGAAAGTGTTTGCTGTAATTTTCCACCGTCATTTTGAGCTTCTTTAAATTTATCTTCGATAGTATTCGCAAGTTTATTAGTAAATTTATTACCGTTTTTATATTTTTCTATAATATCGGATAATGTTTGTTCATCGGTATAAAACTTACCACTATCGTCCAGTAAAACTTCTGGTGATACTTTTTTACTTACAATCTTTTCAATAGCATTAAATTGTGTATCGAAATTGCTTAAATTTAAAGCTTTTATGAACGCATTACCTTCATCTGCTAACACAAAGTCTCTAAAATCACGATATTTATAATATAAATTCATTATTTTTTGAACTCTACCTAAATCAATAGATAATCTCCAATCATTTAGACAGCCTATAAGTAAATTTATAGCACCGTTACGTGATTCATTATTTCCAAGATTTTGTGCCACAAGATTTGCTAAAATATCTGATATTAGTTCTGGATTTCTTTCGTATATTTTTGGAAATTTTTCCTTTATATACTGTAACATTGTACTAGAATCTACAGGTCCTTCTTCTCTTGTTTTTCTTTCTTGTCGTGCTTTTTTCTTAGTAACTGTATCTTTAATAGCGTTTTTTATTGCACCAGAAGCACCTTTAACTCCGTCCCAAAATCCCTCTAAGATAAGTTTGTTATTATATTTATAAGATTCTGTAGCTCCAACATTTATTTTGCCGTCTTTACATATTATGGTACAACCATTATCAAATACTTTATTAATCATATTTGACATTAGTTTCATATCCCCGTTATCATAATTATAGCAATATATGTTATTAAACGATTCTACTGTACCATTATAATTAACTGTTTTGAGTTTAGGGCATTCAAAAAATGCAAAAGCATCAATTCTTTGTGTTGCATCTCTTTCCGCTAATTCTATATGTGAAAGATTACTACATCTTCTAAAAGCATCGTGCATAATTATAGGTGTGCCATCATTAAAATTAATGTTTGATAATTTATCACAATTTTCAAACGCATATGCTCTTATTATTTTAAGTGTTTTTGGTAATGTCAAATTACTTAAAAACGGACAATCTTTAAAAGCACTTTTACCTATATCAGTAATCTTTTCTGGTATATTAATTTCTTCTAACCCAATAAACTCTTCAAATTCTTTTTCTTCTATATAATCATCGTCAGTATCAAAATCTATACTTCGTATAAGCGGAATGGAATCGTAGTGCCACATTTTAAAATCATCGTCTCGTGTTGTGCTTTGTGAAACTGTATAATTATTTTTAGATAGTTCAATAACAAATTCAACATTATAGAAATAACTTGCTAAATCATTTGAATATTCATTTTCATCAAAATAATTAAATAGTCCGCTATTTTTTGTTAAATCTTTAGCAAAAAATTGCACAAAATCTATATCTTCATCATCTTTATCCATAAAAGATTCTGTTTCAAAATGAAATTGATATTTTTCTTCAGGATTACTTTTATTTATAATTATATATAATTTTCCGCTACTTGTATAGTCTTTATAATACCTATCTGTTTCTGTTGTAGCTGTACACCAAGTAGTACCTCTACCTAATTTACAAGAAGCTTGATAAGTTTTAGGTACATAAACTACCCAATATTTATCTTCATATACTTTATCAGCATCTTTTTCTACATCTGTAGTACGAACTGATTTTTGTGTTTGACGAAGTTGCTGTCTTTTAGATAATTCGTTATATGAATTATCGTCATTTAAGTAATTGTCAATATCTTCAAGTGTTTTAAAACTGCTTATGTCTTTATTTTTTAAATTCTTTTTATTTTCGTCAAAACTCGTCAATACGTCTGTTACATGACCTAAATTACTTAGTCTATTTTTAGAATAAGCTGTTAAAATCCAATTTCCGTAAATACCTAATTTATCTTTATTTTCATCATAAGTAGGGTCTAATGAAATTAATTCCATAAATTTATCTTCTGGAATATTAGCATATTTCTTTTTAGAATCTTCTATACTTTCTAAAATTAAGTTAAATTCATCGTATTCTTCTAAAATTAATTTCATTATCAATTACCATAATACTTTATTTTATAATACAATTATAGCAATATAAAAAAATGTTGTCAATGTTATTTTTTCATTGACAACATTCGTATATTATTTAATTATAAGTTATTAGTTGGTTCGGTAAGCATACATACCGTCACCTAAATCAATTTCTTTGCCGTCATATCTTGCAATAGAATTAGCAACTCCGTCTGTTCTGATAACAGCATCTACAACTTCATCCATATCAATTGCATCTGGATTTTGTTTAACAAGGTTCTTTAGACTTTCATCATCAAAAGTATTGACATACCATTCACCATAATTTGGACCGTCTGATTCAACAAGGTCATTTACAAAATCTTCAATCTTATCTTCAGCATCAAATGTGAGTTGCATATGGTCAACATTTCCTTCTGCATCTGTTTCAAAGTCATCATCAGTTACGATTCCTCTATCGTACATTTCTTCTACAAGACGAGATTCAAATTCATCAGAGCTTTCATTTGCAATGTCCTGTGCATAATAAGTATAATCTTCTTGACACAAATCCTCAAAGAAATCTTCATCAACATAATTATACATTATTTCTTCTTGAAAATTATCACTAAATGATTCAAGACCTAATTCATCCCATAATTCTAGTATGTCGTCTTTTGCAAGATTATATGCTTCGTCTTCATCGACAACATAATATTCTTCACCGCTACTGCTAACTACAAAATGATTTATATAATCACTTGTTATTTCGTCATCATCGTCTAATTCAAGATAGTTTCTTAAAAGTTGTATTCTTTCTGCATCTTTCATCGTCCTATGTTCAACTCCTTCTTCTACGAAAGAAAATAATTTATTTTTATTATGTCCGACATTTCTGTCATTTTTATTTACACCATTTCTAAGTTGCGTACCATATGATGTAGTTATATCGGGGTCAAATGTTAGTGTCCCTCTCTTTAATCTGCCGTCTTCTTTACCGTCGGTTGTTAGAAAACCAAAGAAATCTGTATCTTTCCAAATAATACTTTCTTGATTAATCTTTTTAGCTAACTCAAGTGCATCCTCTTTTGTTACATTATACAAAATAACGGAAGGTTCTGGTATAGTTTTACCATTATTTGGTCCGTCTTTATATGTATATGTTCCATTAGTTAATGTATAACCAAATTTTGGATAATTTGGATTTCCAGTGTCATCTTCTTTGTTAGCTTTATTTACATACTTACCAGACTTAGATTGTAGCCAAGATAAAACTTCACTTTTATGACTTTGACCCGTATCTTTATCGAAATATCCAATAATAGCAAATGTTGTATCATCTGTAGTATGCTGTAAAACTCTTGAAATGTTTGCTTCAAATAATTGCTTTCTTTCCAACTGCTTTAACTCCTTCGATACTCAAAAATGAGTATCACTTGTTTTTATTGGTTATAGTATAACACTATAACCAATAAATGTCAAGCAATTTAATAAATAAATTTTATTTATTTTTTTCTTTTAAATTTAACTGATTCATTAATGTCGTCTAAATATTCGGGGTGTTCCGATATAATTAAGTCATAAAGATTTTGTAAATCATTATCAGTAGATTCGTCACCCTCAATATCTACTTCATATTCGTGGAACATTCCAGTATTAGTAGCTGAACCAGCGTATAGCTTTCCGTTTTCTTCTTCTACATAAACATAGTCACCACTTGGAAATTCAATTATATTTGAACGAGAGAAATCTATGCTTTCTTTAATACTATCATCAGCAATACCATAGATAGTTTTTATTCTCTTAAATTTTCCACCGACAGGTCCATAAGTTCCTCTTACAGCACCGTTAGCCTTTAAAACTTCTATTTTAAATTTACTACCATAAGTATCTACTCTATAAATTGATTTTGATTTATCTGCAAGATTTTCTAATTTTTCTTTAAGTTCATCAAAATCTTTCTTATATACTTTATCGGGTAAATTGCTAAAAGATACTTTATCACCAGATTTATATATCTTTTCGTTTGCATCTTCTTTAATTGATTTTATAGAAGACGTAGTATCAAAAGTTAATTCCTTTGTTTGCTCAATAAATTCCTTTTCGTCCTTAGTTAATTTGCGTGGCTTTCCGTTATCATCATATCCATAATAACAGATAATTTCTTCAGTATCGTTTCTATCCCCACTTTTATTAAAACAGGTATAATATATATCGTATTTTTTATTTTGTGTAGCTTTACCATATTCAGATTCTTTTAACCCACTTTTATCTGCAACCCTTTTACCAGTATTATAATCACTAAATACTTTTACTTTGCTACCGTCCAAATATTCAAATCCTTCTTTAAGCAGTTTTTTACTATTTTTCTTTACTGATTCGTCAATGTCTTCGTCTTCATAATCATCTTCAGAATCAATATCGTAATCACCAGTATCAATTTCATATGTATAGTGTGTACTAATCTCTGTATTCTTGTCTTTTAAGTAATCTTTAATATCTTTTTTATCGAAACACAATAATTCAAGACTTTTCTTTGAAACATTTTCAAGCCCGTATAGAATAAGTTCAATACCGTCATATTCAAGATGCCCGTCCGCAACTGGATACGAAATATCTCTAAGCATATATTTGTATAAATTTGAATCAATATCTGGTTCCTCAATTAAATTGCCGTCATTGTTCCAAATTTTAACTTCCCATCTGTGCTCATTAATATAACCATAGTCATTAAGTGATTCCAGCTGTTTAGCAACTTCTTTTAAAAATTCATTACCTTTATATGGACCAGTTTCTTCTTTTAAAAGTTTTTTACTTTCTTTTAAAGATTTCTCATCATGCATATTTACTGATTCGTCAAAACCAAGATAAGGGGGTTTGGGTGGCAGTTCATTTTCTAATATAGCTTTAATTTGTTTAAGTGTGTCTAAAAATTCATCAACGTTATCATCTTGTCCGTTATCTTTTTCATATTGTTCCCATTCTTCAATGTACTCATCTACGTATTGTAATTGCATGAACTGCTCTTTCATAGCTCTTTTAAATTCAGTCCAAGTATCATAAGGATTGTCCATGTCATATAAATAGTATATTTGCTTAGTAACTTTATTTAATAACTTATCAAGTTTAGATGCGCTTTCTTTAAGAAGTTTTTTATTAGATTGTTTAGATTCTTCAAGAATAAGACCATCTTCATCTATATCAAGTTTAGATAATTCTTTATAGTCATCTACAAGACTTCGTGCAAGTTGCTGATAATTTTCGTTGGGGGATATTGCAGTATCTGATTCATCTCTTACTTCACCATTTTCATAATAAGGGAAATTTAACCATTCATAATCTGTCCACATATCATCAGAAGTCCAAACTTTTATACCAGCAACAATACAATACTCTGGAGATTTTTTATCGTGTATGCAAGTATTGTCATTTTCGTCAAAACCTTGTGACCAACCAACAAATATAGCAAGTCTGTCATCTAATTTATAACGATAATTAGTAAACGGTCCTTTTTGTAAACCATCTACAGCATCCTTTATAAACTTCGCAATTTTATCTATATTAATATTAGACTCAACCGCTTCAGTTAATTTTTTATTTACTATTACTTTTCTATTAGATTTTGTTTGAGTTTTACTTAAACTTTCTAATAATGCTTTATAGTCAGCCATCTATTTTCTCCTTGAAAATTTATGTATTTAGTTTATTTAATTTCAATCTATGGTTATAGTATAATACTATAATTATTATTTGTCAACTGAAATTAAAAAGTTTTTAAAAAATTAATCCTCATCTTCTGTATCTACATAATTATATGAACGAACGGGTTTTCTTATAACTATATCACTTTCAGATACACCTAAAGTATCTGCTATCTGTTTTTTAGCTGATACCCCATTATCCCATACTGGAACAGTGTTACCTATAATTGTATCATATTCTTCATCACCTTGAACTTCATATATAGTAAACATACCTAAAGCACACATAGCGAGTTCTTCTAAGTAGTCGTTACTAAATTCTCCAACAGGATAATAGCACTCAAAAATATCTCCTTGAGAATAACCAGTTTCTGTGTATTTTGTGTATTTTTTACCAATCAATTCACTTAATGAATTTTCGTCTATGGCATCTTTTATTTCATCGTTAGAGAACTGAGTATAATTTTTATAAATTCTACCTCTATCACTTAAAATAATAATTCCGTTCTTTCCATCGTAGCCATATAACCCGTCATCATCTAACATCCAATACCAATAATCACTTGAAAAACTGCTCTGTTGTTCGTCTGGTAATAAATGTACAATTATTTTATCAGATGTTTCTTCTTTTAAAAGGTTTTTATTTAATTTCTTAGATTCACCTAAAGCATAGTCGTTCTCAATTTGCTTTAAACTATTTGCTTTAAAGCCATTTTGAGATAAAAATTCTTTAACATGTCTTAATGTTGTTTGTGATAAATTCCATTTTGGAAGAAGTGTGACCTTTCCACCAACTATCTTACAAACAGGTGTATTATATGAATATAAAGTTTTTGTATCACCGTTGTCGTCTACACGAGCTTTACCATAAAATGATTGTCTTCTATCATATTGTGGGGTCATATTATACACAGGTGATTCATTTAATTTATTTTTCTTTTCAACAGATTCATTTAACTTTTTATCTGTATTTGATTGATTTTTTAATTGAGTAAGTAATTTTTCGTAATCTGCCATTACAGTTCTCCTTTAATGTTTAAGTCGTCTATCATATAATTTTTTATACGATTCTTCGCCGTGTTTTAATACGAGATTAACATCTCTGTCTTGTTCTAATGCTTTTCTTACTTGCTGTATTCTTCTATAATTCATTGTATTATCTACATATTTTGTTAAGTCTATTCCGTGTAATAAACCTAAAACAATTTCGTGTATTTGATAAGAATCCCAAGTAGAATCTATATATTTTAAAATATCAACTTTCCTATTCCAAGCATTTACAATTTCTTCTATTTGTTGCCAACCCCATTGATGATTAGCTAAAGGTTGCATATTATAACCTTTCTTTACTCCGTCTAAAATAGCTAACATCTCTCTTTCATTAAAAGACGGGTCAGCTACAAGGTCAATATTAACACCTTCGTCCTCGAAATACTTTAATGTTTCGTATTGTATTTCATCATATTTATATTGTTTAGAGTATTCGTCAAGTGTCTTTTCAAGTATTATCTTCATCGTTGTTTTCCTCACTTTCAGAACCCTCTTGTGAACTTGTAATTTCGCTTGTAACAGGTGTTTCAGTTTCTTGTGTATTATTTTGTGTAGGTGGCTCTATTTCCTTTATATTGCCAAAAATAGCTGGATAAATAATAGTGTCGTAAAGTTTTTTATATCTTTGTTGCATTAACTTTATATAATTAAGTATAACGCTTGCAACCTTAATTAACCAAGAATTATTTTTTAAAACTAATATTGTATGTTTACAACCTGAACCTAAAGAGTTATTTGGATTAGTTATTTTAGCAAATCTTAATTCTGGTTCACCGCTATTATACTTTTTTACAGTTGACCAATAATTAAAACGATACTTGAAGTCTGGGCAGTTATGAAGTATTACACCGTCATTAACAAAAAAGTTTTCGTATTTTTTAACTTTTATGTCGTAAACTGATATTGGGCTATCTAACTTAATAATTTGTATATTTTTTATTACACGAGTACTTGTTTTTTCTAAAGATAATGAAAATAAAGACTGACCGACAGTCAATTCTGCTACGGGTAAATAACTTCCGTCTCTTAATCTATATAAATGTTCGGGTGTTGTCAATATTTTTTTATCATTATCAAGTGTAACCTCTATAAGATTTGTAGTCTCACTAGTTTTCCATACTTTCTCGACTTCACCAGGAACAAAATCACCTTTTTCATCAGTAGAATATACATAAAGTTTTTTGTCGGTTGTTTCAAATTCTTTACATAAATTCTCTATTGTAAGTACACGTCCGTCTAGTAATTTAATTTCAGTATCTGGGTGTAAACAATTACAATGTAAATAAATATCATTAGCATCAAAAGCATTTTTTAAAGATTTTATAATAATATTTAAGTTTAATTTTTTAGTTTGTTGTACTTGTACATTCGATTTTATATTATTTTTTAATTTCTCTATAACACCGCTAAATGACATAAGTACTTCATAATCATCTGTTTCACCGTTAATTTGTAAAGTAACTTCTAATATATCATCTTTAAACAGTTTATTCATATCTATTTTATCAAAGGCACGATTAGCTGTTATAATAGATACATTTTTACTTCTTTGAAATCTTGGATTTCTACGAGAACGGGATACTAAACTCGAACGTTTCTCTTCAGTTATTAAATCTAACATATTCGACATTTAGTATCCCTCTCGATTAATTGTTATTTACTTATTTTTTTTATTATTGGTTTTAATGGATTTGCTTTCTTTTATTGGCTTTTTATTAATTTTGACGGATTCATTAGTATCTTCAGCTTCTGTATCTTCGTCATCTTCATCATCAGAAATTCCGAGGTCACTTAAAACTGTGTCACCGTCAAACCAAAGAATGTCATTTACTTCAGTTGTTGTTAGTCCGTCTGGATACAACTCTTCTAAGTAAGCATCAAAATCGTCTACCATGTCGGCATCTACAATTTTTTCCCAAGTATCTTTTGCACCAGACCAAGGTGTATAGTCAGATAAGTCACTAATTATCTTAACACCCTCATTTATTTGTTTTTTTACTTAATTTAACTGATTCGTTCTTAGCTCTAATTTTTGTTCTAACATTTTTTGCAATTGCTGTACTTTGTACAGATTCTAAAGTAGCTTTTCCGTGAATCCTATTCTTATTATTATCCTTAGTAACAATGTAATCATAAGATAAAGATTCAGGTAAAAGTTTACCGTTTCTATACTTATATTCAAGTACAAAAGCATTAGGAGTAGTTACAAAAGAACAACTTGCACTTACTCTGCCTCTTGTATTAATACCTTCTTTAATTAATACTGGAGAAGTTGTAAATGAAATATCACGCTTATTTCCACCCTTAAATCTTACAACACCTTCTACTTTAATACCCTTTCTACTTTGAGTTGCTTTCTTAGTACTAAAGAATAATACATTAGAATAGTTCTCACGAAGATATTTTGTTACGATTTTATCAAAAGCTGATTCGTCAAATTGATTATCAACCTTTCTTGCTATAGGTCTTTTGCTTTCTCCTATTGCTTTTCTACGAAGTTGATTTTCTCTTAAAGATTTTCTATTTTTCTTTACAGATTCTTCAATATCTTCGTCTTCTTCCTCATCTTCTTTCTTTTCATCGTCTTCGACTTCAAAATCGTCTTCGTCTGTATCAGGTCTAGGGTCAGGACCAGGATTTGGACCAATATCTGTATCTGATGGAGCTACAACACCTACAACAGATAAGTCAGAAGCTTCTGCACCACATACAGGGCAAACTTCTTCTGGAGCAATTTCTTCAGTATCAATGAAGAAAGCAGCTTGACAAACATTACATTCACAAACATACTTTCCAAGATAAGAAATCGGAGCTGTTGGTTCGTCATCAACACCCTCTACACCCAAGTTTGTATCAATAACGGGTTTCACTACTTCGTCAGAAGGTTCGTCTGTATCTACTGTAATTTCAGATTCAGTTTCTTCTTTAATAGGTTGCTTGTTAAGGTTTTGTAAACCTTCAAAAAGATTTTTAAATCTTTCTTTATCGTCCATAATTTTTTCTCCTAAAAAATAATTTAATAATATATAAAACCCAATTATTGGGTAACGATTTCATTTTTAATCAATAGGTAATACTAAATCATTATTATTTTGCAACTGGTCACGTATGTCCTTTAATTCATTATTACCTTCTTCTAATAACGTGTCGGCATCAAGTGTATAAGGAGCATTTGATAAAGTATATTTACCTCTTATTCTTCCTAAAACTATTTTACAATGTGCCAACGCTAATCTTCTTAATTTATCTTCCCAGTACGTGCTATTTATTTCTTCTACGTCTTTAAATAACGGAATATACTGTATCGTAATTCGATTTGGCATAGGGTAATTTGCAGAAACATATAATTTCTTTTCCATTTCATCCCATCTAAAAGATAAATCAGTTTTTAAAGTATTTTTAATTTGCTGTGTCCTCAAATAGCTTCTATATTGTGACATACTATCTGTTGACCAACCTTTTAAAGCACTAAATGATAGATAAATGGCATCTAAAAGTTCATTTGAACCAGTGTCATTATAACTATCTGTTCTAAATACTTGCTGTACTGTCTGTACAGCACATTCAGACAAATCTATACAAGGTGCATACTGTAATGTAGCAAGTTTAGTAATATTAATATATGCTTGTAATTCAGATAATGATAAATCAAGTAATTTAGATATTTGGTCATTTTCCATTAACTCTATCTTTACACCTTGACCGCCCAATTGTAAAATTATATCTTGAATGTATTGTTCCCTTTTCATTTCTTAACCTTTTTTATTATTGTTACCCAAGGCATTATTTCATACCTTGGGTAACACATTTTTATATTTAAATTTCAGAAACAGGCTTAGCATCAACTGCGATATTAAGGTCTTCTCTTGCAAGAGAATAATAATATCCGAGTTCAGCACTAGTAGTAGCTCTTATAATCAAAGTATCACCAGCGGGGAGCTTAAGCTTTGTATTTTTCTGATAAAACTGTACAGGAATTTCTGTATCAGCATTATTTGTAACTGTAACGTCTGCAGGTACAATAGATAAATCTAAAGTTGCCATAATTATCTCCTTATTATTTTTATTTATTCACCCATATTTATTATACAATATGGGTGAATGTGTTGTTTATTTAGCGATTAAGCAGTGATACGGCCGCGCAAATAAAGATTGCTGTTTATCATCAACTTGCCGTATTGTGTTACCCATCCCTTCGTTTTTTGTTACAAATATATCGTTTCCATATATTTTCTATATATCACTATATAGACCAGACTATATCTCATACCATTAACCGCTCTGGTTAATTAGGTATCTCTGCACTTCGATAATACTATTATCTACTCTACTCACTTACCATTAATTTATTCCTAAATTAAATCTGTTTTCGATAGTCGTTGAACCTTCCTTATTTATAAGGCTTGGCTGCTGGTTGTCTTATTAATTGGGTAGATTAATAAGGTTTTCAAGCAATTCACAGAGTTTATTTTAAAACTGTTACCAGTTAGAGGTCGCTCGTTGGATTGGGAGCTTGTTCTGTGTTTGTTATGCGGTAATTCTTCCTCTTAAATAAAGATTTGAATTTACGCAAATTTTTCCAAACATTGTAACAAATCCTTTACGACCAGCTAAATCTTCCAATTGTACAGTATCGGAAGTCATGATTGGCATATCTTATTGTTGAATGTAGTTCGTTAAGCTACATCTGTTTTTTAAACACTATATATCACTATATAGAACAGACTATATTATTATCCTTTCGGATATAAGGTCTTTCGAGTCACTTGACTCTACACGGTGCCACCCGTTAGTCGTTGAACTTCTTGGTTTATTTTCTTTTTACTATTTTTTCTTGTTCCAGGTATATGTCCTAATTTCCAACCGTCTTTTATATACTCATCCACTTCTGTTTTAGTAACAGCGATACATCTAACTCCGTTATTTATTATCTTTTTACCAAGAGATGCTTTTGCTAATTTATCTCTCGTGCTTTGTGAAACTTCACAATTCAATCTTCTTTCTCTTAATGATTGTTTTAGTTTTTCACTTGCTGGCATATGTCTACCAGCTTCTAAAGCATCTAAAGATTTTTGTGTGACAGTTGGTCTAAAACCATTTTCAATTCTTCTTTTATTTGATAACGCTATTTTATGTTTATGTTCTTCTGTGAATTTCATATCTTTTTTAAATCCACCGACAGTATCTTCTCCGCCAGGTGACAGATTATAGTAGTTATCACTATTGACCGCATTATATAAACTTATATAATATTGCTCTTTTAAACATAAGTCTTTGAGCGTTTCACAAAATTCTAAAATTTTAACTGAAAAATTTTCTTTTCCATATTTACGCAAGGCTTGTTTTAATATTGTTCCAGAACCATAATAGTTCTTGTCAAATACATTTCCAATATGTTGTCCAATATATTTTTTACCATTTATTAAATTAGTCGTTTCGTAAACATATCCATACATTTTAAATAAACCAATTTAGCTGCTGATTGTCTTATAACGTACAATTTTTAAACATTCACGCTTATTCTCACGAATTACGTTGTAGTTTGTATGTCTTCAAGAGTTTCCAGCAATTAACCTTATTATCATCTAATAATTTCTTATTAGAGCCGCTGTTTGCCTACGCTACTAAAGCGTAATCATCCGACGGGGCATATACGTAGCCTGCATGAAGCAAGTTATCACCTTTATAGCCAAGTACGAAATCGTTGGCATCATATTCAGGGTTTACGTAAACCTTAATGTTATTTACAGTACCTAAGAAATAAGGACCTGTAACATTAGTAACATTAGATGGCTTAAACATACGCATTGTAGTTATTACAGTACGAACATTTGAACCACAAATCATAAAGTTTGCGTGATTTCTACGAGTCTTTTGATAAATTACCGTTGAACCTTCTTCCATTGTAGTTGCAAAGGAATCATAGTGGTCAACAAGTGTAACACCTACAGGAACCGATTTACTCCAAGTGAGGGGTGTGCCAGCATTTGCTTTTCTTAACAAATCAAAACAAATTTCTGCATCGATTTCACGTTGAATTTCGGCTGCTGCTTCTGCGTTAAGAAGCTGTTCCATATCCTGTCCGTATTCCTTCTTAAGTTCCCAAGCACCTTCGAAGCTGTAGAAAGCTTTAAGTCTACGAGTTTGAGCTGTAATAGGAAGAGATACAATGTGCATACCGATTTCAGGAATATCCTTCATAGGAAGATATTCGTTGTTATAACGATATGCAACTGTAGGTGTAGAAAGTGTATCTTCTGTTGCTAATGTATAAGAAATAGCACCAGTAGCATAATCAACCGTACCTGTACCAGTAAGACCAGTACCTGTTAATTTACCAGCACCGTCATCTGTAATCTCTACATCACCGTGCTTAATTACAACTGTACCAGGAACAACGGGTGTCCAACTGATAGAACCTGTATAAGCAGCTGCTGTAGCATTGGGAAGTGACTCATTATAAACTTCCGAAGAAGTAAACTTAGTATCAACTCCACCAAGTCCAAGAGGAGATGCAAAAGCATCACCAGCTTTTGTAGCACCCTTGTTTGTGTTGTATGTATACTCAATATAGTTAATCATACCTACACGGTTTTCCATAGGTTGTACCGATACCAAATCAACAATTATGTTACGAATAAATCGTTTCCATTTATTCTCACTATGTCACCATAGTGTTCAGACTATATCACCAACCAAATAACTTTTATATATTTGGTTGCTACGCACTTCGGTAACACTGTTACCTACTCTACTCGCTTCTTTAATAAAAATATTTCAATCTTTATCTATGCTTTCGATAGTCGTTGCTCTTAATTTATAATTAAGGTCAGGATTGTCTTATAAACGGTATCAATTTTTATAAGAGTTTCCCTGAGTTCACGTAGTTTTTTAATATTATATTACTATAATATTGCCCTCAATTTTAAGGCGATAAGATTTGGAATTATCGTTGTAACCATATCAAGCGCATATCTTTTATACTGCCCACATTTTTGTTCAGTATGTCGTTTTACATACCATTCTTTATATTACTATAAAGTTCAGACTATATCTTCAACTATAAAACTTTTATTATTTATAGTTGCTTCACATTTCGATTTAAGGGGAAGTTTTGTTCTTCGTTTTACATTAAGTTATTATCGCTTAAATACCCACTCACTTGAGCTCTACTCTACTCACTTCTTAGATAAAAGTATTTCAACTTTTATTTATGTTTTCGATAGTCGTTGAACCTGTATTTAATACAGGCTGCTGATTGTCCGTTTATAGGAGTTTCCAGCAATTAATGAAGTATTCAACTTAAATTATTAAGTTGCCAAGTAGCTCACGCTACAAGGAACGCAGGGCTGTTTACGTCCGCTGACTGTACGGCTTCACCTAAGTAGCCTTTGATATAGTTTTGTGTATTCTCCAATAATTTAGAAAGGGCTGCCTTTCTTTCATAGTTAAAACTAATACCTGTCTTAGAAGCTGATTCATTCAAAGACTTCTCCATAAATGAAATACGAGTATTCCACTTTTCACAGAGCATCTTAGTCTTGGCTTCGTCAAGGTATGTCTTGCCTTCAGTAATAACTGTAGCCATAAATTTTAAATTCTCCTATTTTTTATTTTTTAAAGATAATAATTGTTTTAATCCAGTTAAATCATCATCTATAGCATTTTTAGGTCTATTATTTATTTCAACTTGTTCTGATACAAGTCTTGCACCTACAATACTATTAGAATTTAATTCAAATGGAAG